AAGCCATATTACATGTCCGCGCCTTTAATACAAAGACAGCCTAGACGGGTTAGACATGTAATAGAGGACCTACAACCAACTTCAAATTGGTTGCCCATTCTCACTAGAATAGGTTAGATACTTAGCAATGCCGTCTCATTCTAAGGCGTGCCACAAATTTTTATGGTTAATATTGTGGTTTAAACCCCCATTTCACCACTGGGACGTGGGTGTGCTTTTAAAGAGCACTAACTTTCGTGGTGTGATTTGCGAGAAGACTTGGCCATATCAATTTATGATATGTTTGGCCTCGTATTGGTGGTTCCCGTGAAGACTCTGCGTCCAACCATGGACTAACTTCAAATAAATCATCTCGCAAAATTCCCTTGTGGTATTTCGATATCATTTCCACTTCCGTTAATCCCTCATATCGTGTGTTAAATGCATGATAAAAACACTCCTTTAACTCCCTCCAATATGTTGTATATATATGTGTTGGATGTAAGAACAATTCTCGTTGTATACTATCCATTTTTTGTCGAGTAATTTCCTCATCCCGCGATACATCATGAACATATGCAGCTGTATTTCTCAGTACTTTTAAGTCCAACGGACCCACCACGGTATTCAGTACTGGATGCCACATAAATGATCTCTTTAAAAACGTGATATCTCGCAAACTCGAAAAAGGTTTATCATGGTCTTTCTTTGTTGCAGCAGTAAATCCAATTCCCAAATCTCTCATTACAGCCGAGTATGTAATTGCATTAAAGCGATGTTTAATTCCTTCCGCCACGCCCACTGCTATGTCATCACCGTACACTGGATCATATACTTGGCGCTCAAATAAATCTAAAAGATCTTCTTCTGACATTTTCAAATGTTGTCCCACCAACAAATACCACGCATATGCCACATACATTTTATTTATCAACGAATTGTACAATGCTGTTAACCCATGTCCACTAGGCACTGAATGGTTGGTTATATAGGCCATGCCCTTTCCGACTCGTAAAGTTTCACACAAATACATTAATAAAACCAGAGCCAACATACGATATTCCTCATATTGACATGCTGATAACTCCTCATTCAACACTTCCTGAAATTCCCGACGCATGGCTCCATCCCAAAACCGATAATCTCCATCAAACAAATTCGGGTACTTCCGCAATAACTCCCAAAAATCCAT